TACTTTCCAAAACAATATATGGTGGTCCTTGATTAGATCAAAACATAACGATTTATTAAACTATTTCGTCCACGATACGCGGGATCTCAGTCCCGCGTACGTTAAGAAGTGCGAGCGCTTCCTGCATTCCCTGAGGAATGCCGGGCTGATAACTAAGCCGCAAGCGAACACGCTATTCAAGCTACAAGCTGCAAGCTCCAAGCCTAAAAAAAACCACAATCATGAGGTATAAAAAATTATGTTAAAGAAAGAAGCAAGAAAGATAACCGGGGGCCTGAGCGCTCCAAGCAAGATGCCTGGACCAGCGTTCAACCTGCCGGCTCAAGCATGCCTGACTGGCGCGAAGCTGGTGAATGTTCCAGGCTCCGTTTGCGCGGGCTGCTATGCCCTGAAGGGCCGCTACAGGTTCCGCAATGTGAAAGAAGCATTAGCTCGAAGGCTACAAGCCCTGGGCCATCCTGACTGGATCGAAGCCATGACGGTTCTTATAACAGGGGAAAAATTTTTTAGATGGCACGACTCCGGAGACATCCAGAGCGTTGAGCACCTGAAGGCCATCTTCGAAGTATGCAAGCGGACGCCGGAGACCAGACACTGGATGCCGACCCGTGAAGCGCGGTTCCTGAAGCTTATGGACCCGGACATAATTCCGACCAATTTAATTATTAGAATGAGCTCTCACATGATAGACCAAAAACCAGTTACTTTCTGGCCCTGGACTAGTACAGTCTCAACAGCTGGCAAGACCTGCCCGGCTCAGGACCAAGGCAACGAATGCAAGGACTGCAGAGCATGCTGGGACAGAACCATACCTAATGTCACATACCCGAAACACTAACGACAACCTCCACGCGGAGAACACGAACCGGTTCGGCCAGGCTGCAAGCCTCAAGCTCCAAGCTCCGAGAGGTACAAGCCGCAAGCTTCAAGCCCAGAGGCGCAAGCCTCAAGCTTCAAGCCACAAGCGTCAAGCTCCCTGATCCGTGAACCACGGAAAAGTTTCACGAGCCCATGACCAAGGGTCTGGGCTATGATAAAAGTATTCTGTGGATGTGTAGAATGCCACGCGATTTGGTGTGGTGAAAATTTTAGTTTGTTCCCTCGTGTCACTTTAAACTCAACTGTAAAAAAGATATGATTTTTGTTGTAAGCCAATGCATCTGGCATACCAATAGATGTTAAATTCTCTACTCTATTCCAAATAATTGAGGGAGTTTTCTTTTTAACTTTCTTGTATAATTTTATCTCTGGACCCATGAGATTTTTAGGGTGACCTAGTAGTCCGTCTGGAGCTTATCAGGCAGTATAAGATTAGAAGATTTCTTCTCAGTTCTAAGTACTAAGCGATGAGTCATTTTACCTTTTTGACCTAGAATTGGTGTAGCATTCTCTTGTACTTCCATCCTCCTAATGTCATGTAGCTTGCCATTCACTTCAACTAAGATGACAGCATTCTTAACTACATCCGAACCTTTAGTAAATGGATCTAGGAATTGTTGTAAGTCACAGACTCTCACAGTACTCCAGATTTTCTAAGTTTATCAACTTGGTCCCCAACTTCTTTAGCTAGTCTCTGATTGTCTCTACTCAACTCTTCAATGATTTGCTTCTGAACATCTATTTTATTTTGAAGTACAACATTCTGATTGGCTTTAGTTTTCCAATCGTATACTTCCTGGCGTAGCTCACCATTCATCTTACGATGCATCTCTTCAATCTTTTCCAGATCTTCAACTCGGGCCAAAGCATTCCCTAAGCCTTCTTCTAATTCTTGTTGGCGCTCTAATTTAGTAAGCATCTTACTATCTCCCTCCTTCAATAGATTCTCGTAGTCCTCTCGAACTCCATACTTTTGATCTAACACTTCTTTCGCTTTCTTATCCATACTATGTTGACAATATAGGATAGTTACCTTAAATTGTCAAATATGGGATTACCAAAAAGATTAACAGAAATGCAAATGAGATTCGCCGAACTAATAGTATTTGGTGGACCTGATGGACCTATGACTCAAACTGAAGCTGCTGTCACTGCTGGATATAGTCCAACACGTGCTAGGCAAGAAGGATCGGAACTTATGAATCCTAGACACAGCCCATTAGTAGTACAATACATTGGAAGACTCAGAGAGGAAAGACTTAAGAAATATGAAGTAAGTTATGACCAGCACGTAGCTGAACTGGCAAGAATTAAGGAAGCGGCTCTAAAGAAGAACTCTTTCTCAGCTGCTGTGAATGCTGAAACAAATCGAGGCAAGGCAGCAGGACTATACATAGACAGAAAAATAATAAAAACAGGTAAGTTAGAAGATATGTCAGAGCAAGAGCTAGAACAAAAAATGAAACAAATTTTAGACGATTACGCACCAATTTTAAACGTTACCCCCGTAGCTGCATCGTTGGAACAAAAACCATCACAAACCAAAACAGAGAAAAAAGAAATAAAACCAAAAAGTATTGTTGCCAATCCGACATCTACCTCGCTATTAAAGTTAGACAGTACAGAGCTGTCACCAAAAACGCAATCATCATCACAAGATAAAAGCGATCAGGATTAAACATTTATTTTTTCCATTTGAACAACGCAACCCATCGGGAAAATATTCCGGTCAGAGTATGATTCATCCTTTTGATCATAGCTACTAAACGTGCGTAAAAAAGTCTTTGTCTTCTTGTAAACATAGGCATAAGTAAATATAACGGAACACTCCATCTTGTCAAACTCTTCTGCAGTGGCATGACCTGAATCACCAGTGATATCAACCCACTTGATTTTATAGAAGTAGAACTTCTTGTTGTTTATGACAACATGTTTATATTTAGATTTTTTTCTCCGTCTCATATAGTACCAAATACCACAAAATTAGTTTTCAAAAAACCATTTACACGCGCACGACCGATTACAAATAATGGCTATTTTCCTCACTTTTACATTTTATACATTTTACAAATTTGTAAAATGCAGCCTTAAGTCCTTGATATTACTCACTAAATCATCATTTTTACATTTTACACGCTATTTGAAAAATTAAAAAAATATTTTCTATTTCATAGCTTTTAGTACTATGTGTAAAGTGTATAATGCCTAATTTGTGCCATAAAAGCGCCTTAGTTTCGCCATCTTTTCATCAGCTGACGCTACAATCTGCAATAATTTGTCAATTTCGCCTGTTATATCTATATGATCTACTATGACTGCCCGCTGATCTGATGCCATTAGCATATCAATCTTGAGTAATGCGTCTTCCATCTGAGATTTGTACCGGCTTATTAACGCGTTGAATAATCGCTCTCTCATGTGCTTTTGCCTCCTTAATTCTTCCCCAGTTTAACTTATTGTTTACGTAATAGATATGGTATCTTTCCCTCACATGAGGTCTGGATCTATATTCCCTCATATAGTCTTGAGTCCACTTCTTGCCATGCTCGCTCTTACGCCAGCGTTCACGTGCTATCTTACGACTCTCATAATATTTATGCTGCGATTTTATAGTACTCATCTAATCTCTTCAGCCATTTGTGCTTCCACTCTCTTAGCTCTGAGTCCTGGAATCTAAACTCTTGAAAATATAGGTCAGGAGTACAGACCATTATAATACCTTGTCTAATATGACTGCCATGCACAAAGTCATGCGCCATGGCATATGCAGCAATCTGCATATGATAGTCATCAACCCATTCTTTTCTCTTAGGTCTATTGGCTTGTTTAAAATCGACAATGGTATCCATACCATTATGTTCACAAACTAAATCTGTTGAGCCTGCGTAGAGGCCAGGATAATATAACGTGACTTCAGTGCCGTAGTAATGTGGAACAGGTGTTAAACCAATTTCAATAATCTTATGAGCCATGTTCCGTGATTCGTGTCCCAGGGTGGTAAGATCCTCATAACCTTTCCCCAAAATATACGCTTCAATAAACTTGTGCATTAACGTCCCGCGTTTAGAACTATGATTCTTGATCTCTTCCGCTTTCTCCTCACCCACCTTCTCTCTCCACTTCTTTAAAAAAGATTGGTCCTTGGTTCGTGCTAAAATCGTCGTGACACTAGGCAGTCTGGTTTCCCCCACCGCGTAGGTTCTCGTTCCACCGTCCTCGGACCTCGGAACATTGACATAAGAATAACGTTTATTTTGTTTCATAAATAATGAACGGATCTACTACAACGTATTACTAGATGAATAGGGATTGACCGGTCCCGTTGCAATAGTTTAGCCGGACGCCGTTCCGCCCGTTATGATTGACTGGTATCCCAACTCGCAATTTTATCTTCCTTGATCGAACTCAACATCAGCACTCCAGCCATGTTGTTCTTGTTCGTCTTTAAATTCTTTTCTCTTTTTAAAAATCTCATCAAAATTCTTTTTATATTGTTCAGTAGGAAGTCGGCTTCTTCCATCCCATTTACGTCCACGTTCTTTTTGTTTCTTCTCGGTCATACGATTTGCTGAGCTTTATCAAGGACATAGAGCATATAGACAGACCATACCGTCATCCCCGCTAACGCACTAAAAATTATAAAAAATATTTTATTTTGATTCATTAATCACTTGTCTAACTTTCTCGTAGGCATGCGTCTTCAACCCTTTTTCGGTTCGCATAATAGTCAACACATCGACACCATTATAGGCCCTAACGTAGGCGTTTTGAGATACAGCAATAGAACTACCTGAGGCCAGGATAGCAAACTCACTGCAACCGCTTACGATAATAAAAATTATAAATAAAATCGTCAACTTCAGCTTGTACATATTCTTTTACTTCTCCTTCCGATTCACATTCCCAACATTGTTTGACTTCTTTACCGCCCCTGTTGTCTACCACAGTTATATACCCGTTTCCACCGCAATTCTTACAGATTCGCGTGTGTTTGGTCGGTAGTTCCAGGTCGAATGCGCTTTTTATACTTGCGTCTTTCACCATATTTCCTCACTATTCCTAGAGTCTGCAGTTCTTTAATGCGTTGGAAGTGAGACTCTATTTCTGTTTCCTTCTCTTCACATTTAGGAATGAGTTTGACATGAACATAATCTGCATTACGTCCCGCCATCTCACATACTAATTTAAAATCTTTATTCTTTCTTTTAACCCAGTTGATAGCCTCTCGTGCGGCTAACCAATCAGAAGTCTTAGTAATATCTTCCGCTGCTCTTGAGAGCACAGCAACCCAAAGCATCTGCTCGGGTGTACCACTAAAACTATTTTCTTCCGATTGTTGTTTTGTCTGAATGAATCTTGCCATTTAATTTCTGTGCTTTCTCTTGTGCGATTGCTTCTACGGTTTTACTTATAGATAAATTTGCACCAGGCAATAAAACCTTGGACAGCTTTATCAAAGTATTATATGTGTCGTGTGTTAGAGACACATTTCTATATTTACTTATGTCAGTCATGTTATCTTTCCTTTTTGTTTATAATTCATAATATAGGATTTTGGATTAAGTTTGTCAAGATGAAAATCATTACTTTAACGATTATTATTTGTTCTGCTTTGCATGGTAATTGTCAGACCCCTTATACTAAAAATATTGAGTTTAAGAATTGGGCCGATTGCATGTACGCAGGCACCAACGATACCTTAACCTTATACAATGTCATGGGTGAAGAGTATATTAACATAAATAAAATCTTTATTAAATTTGCTTGTGCCGAAGTGGAAAAAAAGGAAGAGTTAAATTCCTAATTGACATTGTGGCCAAATTGTGTTATAGGCTGAGTAATTTCTCACCTTTATAGCTATCCCCACATTTCCCTTTTGGGATAGCTTTATTTACAAATATGTCCAATAAATAACTTACCCTCTCGGGTAAAGTTGCCTTGATTCTTACCCTCTTGATACGTCGTGTTCACTTCTCTCCACGCCTCGGCAATTTCATTACAGTTAAGCCCGTTTGTTTTTAACTCTAGTTTTTCTAACCCGCTTGTGCTTAAGAGTAGAATAATAACGATACTTTTCATATTGATCTACCGCTGCTTTAATAGCTCTATCAATTTGTTTTTGATTAGTGAACAACCTTGCCATTATTAATGACTTTAGTTAAAGCATTTCCTTTCTTATTAAT